ATTGAAGCAGAAGTTACCGAAAAAGAGTCATTACCAACGGATTGAAAACCGCGCTGGCGAAGGGATGCCGGACGTTTATATGTGCCTCGATGGTGTCCCGATCTGGCTTGAGTTAAAAATAATTAAAAGTAACCGAGTTACGGTTAACAAGTCACAGATTGCGTGGCATCTCGGGCATTCTCGCTGTAATGGAGTGAGTTTTTTCTTGTTACACGACCCCTCGAAGGGTGATGTACTTTTGTTTGACGGAGGTTTTGCGTTCAAGTTCCAAGGTTCGGGGATCGATGTCCTGCGTCCTGCGGCTTTGTATGATGGTGACTTGAAGGGATTGCCCTGCGTCCTGCGCGCCAAGGCTATAGATGCGTGGCTCTGCGTCCTGCGTCCTGCGACTTGATATAAAAAGAGCGCAGGCGCGGGGAAAAAAACAAACAAAAAACCCTGCGGCCTGCGCCCTAGTTGTCATGGAGCTAGACAATAATTGAAGTTACCACAGCCTAAGAGGCTGTGGCAATGGCTAGAATGTGAAATCAGTATAGACAACGGTGTCTTCTTTTAAGAAGATTTCGCGGTTCGTGTCGTGCCAGTCTGATAGGCTATATTCTGCGGCTCGATCTTTGGTTGCGCGGTTCCTATGGTTGATGACATAGACCGCTTTGGCATCGGGCTTGCGCTTGACAAGGTCGCCTTGGTTCATGTGACGTAATGCAATCTCTCGCATTACGTCGCCATCTTTGGCTGTTATATATTTTGGCATGGTGGTTCCTCTTTTAGTGTTTCGGATATGATACGGTTTTAACATTGGGCGACCAGCACGCGGTGCAATCGCCACAAAAACCGAGGCCGATTTTGCCAAGCTTCTTTTCGGCCTTGGCTGTTTTGTATTCTTCAAGACTGATCATGACGCCATTTTTCTTTGTCCGGAAAGCTTCGCATAGCTTGCCAATGGGTTTTGATATATCGGTTATAACCGCGCTTGAGTTTTCCCATTTAACGGGCGGTGCGGCATCGACCTTGTGCGCTGAATATCTGACGACCGCGTTATCGGGCAAGCTTTCCATTTTCAAAGCTTGTTCCCATATGCCGCGCTCTTTCGTAGGTATCCAATGCCGCTTGTGTGGCGTTAGTTTACACACGGCAATAATTTTGAGGCAATGCGCGACGCTGTGCACGTCACCGGAATCAAACCAGCGATGAAGCTTGGCGCGTTTCTTGTTTAATTCTGCGACCATCTCGGTGACGAACTCGGGCGCGTTTAACTTATCCAGACGATAGTTTAACGCCTTTTGAACTGGTGCCCAGATATACGCACCTTTTAATGCATAGCAATCAAAGCAAACTGTGCCCTCGATTTTAGCAAGCTTGCCGCCCGTTATGCATAGTTGAGCGGGAATTGAAAAGCTTGTTGCCGTGCTCATCTTGCTTGGTTTTGATAATAAGTTTGTCATTTTGTTTTCCTCTCGTTGTTATGCATAGGATTATATAGGATTAACCGAGCTATGCAAACCTTTATTATAAGATAATCCCATACGCCCGGCTCGGCCACATAAGCGCAGCAGCGCGGTCAACCTAAATCCGGTTAACCCGGCCTGCGTCCTGCGTCCTGCGTCCTGCGCCCCTCTATATATAAAAAGACCCGACAAGCTTATAGCTTGCCGGGTGAGTCTCAAGGGAGGAATGCACGGTATTACCACCCCGTGCGGTGGATTCTATTATCCGTTTGGATAGTGCTCGCGCCATTCATCCGTGGCGGCAGACAGTCTGCCGAATTGCCGAATCTCTCCGGCATAGGCGTCTCCGAATTCACCCTCCGGACAATGGTCGGACGTCGTAAAGGTGAACCACCTTGCATGCTTGTCGGACGCTTCTTTGTCCGGACGCTTGTATGTTTTGAGAATGCACCAAGTGAACCCCTGATTGCCGCGATAGACGGCGTATGGTTCATACTTGGTGGTCGATTTACCGAATGGGTTTGTTTTACGTTGCGTCATGTTTTGCTCCTTTATGACTATGGGGAAAGCCTATACCGGATATCCGGTATAGGCAATAGGTTATTTACTTAACTGAATACTGGCGTTCGGCACGTTGGCCGTGCACGACTGGGCGTTCCGATACGACTGTCACCTCACCCACGCGCTTGATATCGACAAGCAGGGTGGCAACACTCTTTTCAGTTAAACCCAAGAACGTGCTCAATTGCTTCTTGGTAAAGCTACCTTTACTCATTAGCTCGACGCCTCGCTTGATAGTCGATACACCCATACGAAGCTTTACAGGCTTCTTTACAGGCACCACGTCCGGCACCTTGATCTCGATATTGTCACCCTCGAGCCAGCACGCGCCGGAAACAATATCATCATGATAGATCCAGACCGTATAGTTTCCGCCGGACGTTGCTTGGATCTCGACCTTATTCACGTTCTCATACGTGTTATGTGCATACTTAATCATTTTATTCACTCCATTGTTTGTTTGACTGTTTCGACCTTCATGGTCTCATCAGCGACGGAACGACCGCCGGACAGTCGGGGGGCAATGCCCCCCTTCCCTTATTTCAAGACAATGTTTTGATCGTCCATCACTTCGATCCAGACCTTGGCGCCACATGATAACGGCTTGTCAGGGCTATAGACTAGGCGCATACGACCTTCGATCTCGACCGAATTAGCGTATGTATTCGTATTCCGGTTCTTAACGGTGAACACGGGATCGCGTTCACCTGTCTTTGCATTAGCACGGATAACGTGCTGGTTTACATGAATGCGAGTAATAGCTTTGCGCATGATCTAACCCCTTCTCATTACTGTGTTACCGGATTTGATAATCCAATCACCGTTTGATAGGTCGGCGGATCTAACACCACCCACGCTGAAATCAACGAACGTAATCAGGTTTGGATAGTCATCACTTGGACGTTGATCATTCTCGACGACCTGTCCATATGCTTTGCGGATATCACCGTTCTTCTTGGTGAATACCATTGTCATGATCCGACCTTTAAGCGCCTTCTTGATTGTATCTCTCGTGTTCATTTGATTAATCCCTTGTTTGTTTCGTTACCTATTATATATAGGTATATAATCCCATAATTCAAGAGATAAAAAGAGATTATCCCAAATAAAATGCAATTAAATATTCCCGGTTCTGTTAATTAGACGCATTCTAAACTGGCGCGCTGGGGTTACTGGGCGCGATCGCGTATCAGGTTTGCGTTTATTTTAGGGGGCACCCCCTTATTTCGGGGGACGGGGTTGACAGAATGGCATGGCATGGCTGCATTGATAAATTCATTGGCATGTATTATTGTTTGGGTATGAGCTTAGAACTAGACACGATCCCCGAAGACGACCTACGAGAAATGCTTCTGCTAGAAGAACAGCTAAAGCGTTTGGAAACCCGCGACTTAGCGCGTGAAAGCTTTATGCACTACGTAAATCATGTTTACGATGGGTTCATAGTTGGTCGTCATCATAAAATCATTGCTAAAAAACTAGAAAGGATTGCTTCGGGTGACTTGAAGCGCCTGATAGTGAACATGCCGCCTCGACATTCCAAGTCAGAATTTGCGTCCTATTTGATGCCTTCGTGGTTCTTGGGTCGAAATCCTAAGTTAAAAATCATTCAGGCTACCATGAACACTGAACTTGCTGTAAGATTCGGTCGTAAAGTTCGTGACTTGATCGCTGACCCTGTATATGCGGAAGTCTTTCCGAAAACGGACTTGAAACAGGATTCCCAAGCTGCTGGTCGGTGGGAGACTAGCGCGGGGGGTGAATACTTTGCCGCTGGGGTGGGCGCGGCAATGACTGGTCGTGGTGGCGATTTGATTATCATTGATGATCCGCACTCGGAGCAGGACGCATTATCGACTACTGCCTACGATAGAACCTATGAGTGGTACACATCTGGTCCGCGACAGCGTCTTCAGCCGGGCGGCGCCATTATTATTGTTCAGACTAGGTGGTCAAAGAAGGATTTGACTGGTCGGTTACTGCAAGCGCAGGGTAACGACATCATGTCTGACCAGTGGGAGGTCGTAGAATTTCCGGCCATCATGCCATCTGATCAGCCGTTATGGCCAGAATTCTGGAAGAAGGAAGAATTATTAAAGGTCAAAGCTTCGTTGTCCCCGGGCAAATGGAATGCGCAGTGGCAACAGAATCCTGTGTCTGAAGAAACTGCGATGATAAAGCGCGAGTGGTGGCAGGAGTGGGAGCACGAAGATATTCCGAAGCTTGACTATATTATTCAGTCTTATGATACTGCGTTCAGCAAGAAAGAGACTGCTGACTACAGTGCGATAACCACATGGGGTGTGTTTGAGCCTCACAGCAACGGCGAGCAGCATTTGATTATGTTGGATGCTAAGAAGGGTCGTTGGAATTTTCCTGAACTCAAGACCATAGCACAGGAAGAATATGAGTATTGGGAACCGGACATGATGCTGATAGAGGCAAAAGCGTCTGGTACACCTTTGGCTGACGAGATGAGGTTACTGAACCTCCCTGTCCTGACATTTAGCCCCGGTCGTAAGAAGGGGGGCGGTGGAATGGATAAAACCACACGCATGCATATGGCTTCGCCTATATTTGAGGGTGGTAAGGTTTGGTATCCTGCTGGCAAGAGGTTTGCTGAAGACGTGATCGAGGAGGTTGCTTCTTTTCCTAATGGCGATCATGATGACTTTTGTGATAGTATGACAATGGCTCTGATGCGTTTTCGCCAAGGGGGCTTTATTAGTTTGAACGGAGAAGAACTTGAGGACTGGGCACCGACGCGCAACAGGGAATATTACTAAGCCCAAGGTTCGGCTAGTTCCCAATCGGTTTTCAAAGATCTTGCTTCCTGAGAAGAAGAAACCCACGAGGATTGCGTAATGGCACAACTCACACCTACTGAACAGCGTGCGTTATTTGCTCAAGGCTTTAAGAAGCGCATGGGTAACTTGGCTGGCGTGGGTGATCGGATTGCTACTGAGGTTCCAGAAATGGTTGAGGGGGCTAAGTTTGCCCCGTTTGATTTGGTTGGTGCTCCTGTGGATTTGACCACAATGGCGATGCGTGGTGTAGGTGTTCCTGTACCGGAAAAGCCTGTTGGTGGATCTGCTTACTTAATCGACAAGTACGCTGATCTTGGCGAGGCTATAGGTGTAGATTACCGTCGCCCTACTGACACTGTACCTGAGATGATTGGTCGTGTAGCGGGTGGGTTTGGCATGGACTTTGGCATGGCTGGCCTAGCTGGTCTTTTCGCAAAAGCTACCAAGACCCGAGGTTCGGGGATCGAGAAGAAGGGTTCAGGAAACGCGGAGCTTGATTCTTCGTCCTTGGACCTTGGACCTGTGGTTAAGGAAGCTGACTCGGATGAGTTTGTGCCTATTAAAAACACGGTTGGTGCACCGGGTGCTTCAAATGAAAGTGCTGGATTAAACCCTGTTACGAAAGAAGGCGTTCCTTCTGGGTCTATTTTTGCGGCTGATCAGGCTGATTACTCACCTGTTCGTAATGCTTTGGACAATGCCGAGACTGTAATGGGTTTGGGCAAGAAGGGTTTGACTGGCGAGCAGTATTTAGCTCGGTTGAAGAATCAGCCTTCTGTTACTAAGGCCGAGTTGGATACGAGTGGTTTGGCTTCGTTTCTAACTACCAAGGGCAACATTCGTCGTAAGATGGATGTTGATGAGGTTCTTGATTATTTTAACGCCAACAATCCGGAAGTAAAAATAACAAAGCTTCGCAAGGGCGTTAATGATGGCTTGGCACCGGGTGATCCTATAGATGGTAGTCTTATTGCAGAGGGCATGCAAAGATTTATGGCCGCCACGGATACTGGCACCAACATAGATCGGCAAAAGGATTATGGTATGCTGGTTGTGTCTAACAAGAACACGCCATCTGCCGCTAAGAATCATCCGCTCAGTCACGCTGAAGGTGTGGATGGTAACTTTGCCCACGTCCGTTACAGTGATCATAAGGACGATTTAGCGGGCGGTGATTCTAGGATCTTGGAAGAAAATCAGTTTGATGTTTTTCAACAGATGGGTGCTGGGGAAACTCTTACGGTATCCAATGATCGCGGGGTGGTAACAAATGAATATGTTACCTTAACGCCTCAGAGAAAAGCTGATTATGACGCTAGGCTGGAAAAGTTGCGAGATGAGCCATCTTTTGTGGCTATGCGAGCGGCACAACAGGACACGATGGATCTCGGCCTAAAAGTGCGTCAGGCAGACATAGAGGCTAAGTCTATTGATGCAGAAGCTCGAAGCCTGTCGGATTTAGTGGGTCCCTTGAACCAGTCTTCGGATATCTTTTATCAAATAGGTCGAGACTTACGTCTTAACGATGCTAATCCAGTAGTTATTGATTCTCAACTAAGTGTCGCCGCCCCTGACTTCCTTAACTCCGTTGTTCAGGACGCTGCGATTAGGTTTGATTTAAACGAGGGTCAGGCAAGGCTTGCTCTTGAGAACGCTCTCAGCAGTTCGCCAGAGGAGTTAGCAAAGTTAAACTTTGATCCAACGACTGGGATACCGATAAAAAATATTCCAGTAGGAAACGCCGCCGCCGATATGGCTAAGAACATTCAAGACTATGCTGTTGCGTCGGTGTACAACAACGCTGAAGCCACTGCTGATCAAGTACAACGACTTCGAGACGTGTTTTCAAAGTCAATATCCAATCGCACTGTGGACTTCAAGGGCGTTATTAATAACAAAAATCGTTTTAAGGAACTAAACCAATCGAGAATTACGGCTCGTGATGGCGTTATGAAAATGCAGCGGCAAAAAGAAACGTCTGACGCCAAGGTAGAGAATCTAAAAAATAAAGTCTTTGATGATTTGCCCGACGATTTTGTGCAATATGTGTACGACGCACCTGACGCTGACATGGTAGGAATACCTGTAAGAGATACCGACGTTGAATTTATACCTGCACAGCCGTTCAAAACGTCGATTCAGGCGTCGCGTCATAATATCATGATGACTATTCAGGACGCTAAGAAGAATAATTTAAAACGTGTTTACTTCCCCGACTATCGAGACATCGCTGAACTTCGTAGAGAAGAGCTAACAACAGACAAACCTTTTAGCCCTGAGATGTTTAAGCTTGGGTACAAAGACGCACCTGAAAAAGTTATTAAAGAACTCAAACAGCAGTACCCCGAGTTAAAAACAGGAACTGTTTCTGCGGACGATTTAGTAGCGAATGTTAATCAAGTAAGTGACGAGATAGATGGATACCCACTAACATACATAGACCTTACGTCTATTCCCGACGAGACTATAATACCTCGAAGATATGCCGCTGGCGGCAAGGTTGACCTACGGTCTGGCATTGGTAACGTATTTAAGTTATATTCGTAAAAGATAAACAAGGAGCCTTTTAATGGCACTACCACCACAGATGGTTGACATGGCAATGGGCGCTGGCGGACCAGCGGACATGATGCCTGAAGAAATACAAGTAGAGTTACCTGCCGAGGATCAACTACCTGATGGCATAGAACTTGTGGGTGAAGAACAGGGGTTCGAGATCCAAACTGAGATGTACGATCACAGTGCTAATTTAGCCGAGGTTCTTGATGATTCCGAACTTGGTTCTTTGTCCTCGGACCTTCGTGACAAGGTTGACGATGATCGTGAGTCTCGGTCTGATTGGGAAGATGCCATATCGAGTGGTATGAAGCTACTGGGTGTTAACTACGAGGAGCGTAGTGCTCCGTTCTTGGGTGCTAGTGGTGTTCACCATCCGTTACTTAGTGAGGCTGTTACGCAGTTTCAGGCGCAGGCATACAAAGAGATGATACCTGCTGGCGGACCTGTGAAGACGAACATAGCTGGCACACCTGACGCGGCTCGTGAAGATCAAGCCCAGCGTGTAAAAGATTTTATGAACTATCAGGTTACGGAAGTGATGGAAGAGTTTGATCCTGACACGGATCAGATGTTGTTCTACCTACCACTGACAGGTTCTACATTTAAGAAAGTATATCAGGACGCAGGCAAGGATCGTGCTGTATCCAAGTTCATTCCTGCTGATGATTTGATTGTACCTTATTCTGCATCTGACTTGGGCACTGCCGAGCGTGTGACACATGTTGTTCGCATGACTGAGAACGAGCTGCGCAAGATGCAGGTTGCGGGTGTTTATCGTGACATTGAACTACAGGCATCGGATGAGGAAGATGACAGACCTATTAAACAAACTGAAGATGAGCTTCAAGGCGTTCGTCCATCGTATTCGGATGACGTGTATACCTTACTTGAAATCCACACTGACCTTGACCTTGATGGTTTTGAGGATATGGATACGCAAGGCGAGCCAACTGGTATTAAGCTTCCCTACATCGTCACTCTGGACGATGCTTCGGGAAAGGTACTATCGATTGTGCGTAATTATCGGGAAGTGGATCCCCTAAAGAAAAAGCGCCAATACTTCGTTCACTATAAGTTTTTGCCCGGCTTTGGCTTTTATGGCTTTGGTTTGTTGCATACAATAGGGGGTTTGTCTCGTGCCGCGACTTCGATTCTTAGACAACTCATCGATGCGGGGACGCTCTCTAATCTCCCTGCTGGTTTTAAAGCCCGTGGCGTTCGTATTCGCAATGATGATGAACCGCTTAGTCCCGGCGAGTTTCGTGATATTGATGCTCCCGGTGGTGATCTTCGGAATGCTCTTATGCCCCTTCCATACAAGGAACCTTCTGGGACACTTGCTCAATTACTGGGCGTTATCGTCGATTCAGGCCGGAGATTTGCACAGGTTGCAGACGCAAAAATTGCCGACGTCAACTCACAAGCCCCAGTCGGAACAACCGTTGCACTGATCGAGCAAGGCTCGAAGATCATATCAAGTATCCACAAGCGTTTGCACTATGCCCAGAAGCAAGAGTTCCGTTTGCTGGCGCAGGTATTCAGCGACAATCCAATGCCGTATCCATACTTTGTCGGGCAGAACATGCCTGCTGAGATTATGGCGCAGGACTTTGATGGTCGTGTTGATGTGTTGCCTGCCAGTGACCCGTCAATATTTTCTATGTCACAGCGTTTGTCGCTAGCACAGACACAGTTGCAGTTGGCTCAAGCCGCACCGCAGATGCATAACATGTACGAAGCCTATCGTCGTATGTACGATGCGTTGGATGTGAAGAACATCGACGGTATTCTGCCAGTGCCACAGCCGCCGCAACCTATTGATCCAGCTACAGAGAACGCAAACTCTGTAAAAGGTATGCCGCCACAGGCATTTCCACAGCAGGATCATGAGTCACACATCATGGCGCACTCTATGTTCTTGTCGTCACCAGTTGCGTCTGCCAACCCGCAGGGTTTCTTGTTGTTGCAGGCTCACGTACAGGAGCACGTATCTATGCTGGCACGAGATCAGATCATGGCGTTCTTCGAGAATGCGGCGCAACAGGCGCAGGCACAAGGTGAGCCAGTTCCGCAGGTAGCTCCAGAAGTAATTGAGTCTGCTGTTGCCCAGCAGGTTACAGAGATCATGAAGCAGATCATGCCTATGGTACAACCACCCCAGCAAGAGGATCCGTTGGTTGCGATCCGTCAGCAGGAGTTGCAGAACGATACGCAGGAAATACAGCGTAAGATGCAAAATGACTCTATGGACTTCCAGATTGATCAGGCCAAGCTA